TCGGTGTTGGTATCAGCTCCGGCAGGCCAAAGCCGACTCCGGGCCTGAAAACGCCGATGCGCGTTAACAACCCGGTTATTGGTGGCAGGGGTATCTCCGGTGTTGGTATCAGCTCCGGCAAGAAAAAGTAATCATGAAAGATTACACCAAATCAAAGCGCTCCAACACACGGTCTGGCGTTCGGCAGATCAAGGGGCCGGGCATGAACGAGGGCATGAAGAAGCCTCGCCGTTCACCCGGCCAGCCCAAGGATTACGGTAAGCCCGCTTCGCGCAAGATGGCGAAGGGGCCTGCCTTTACCGGTTCCTACCTGCCCGATACGCTTGGGCTCGGCGGGAAAAAGTCCAAGCCATGAGAATGGCAAGGGCATCACTCTTGTCAAACCTCGAGGTAACGAAATGAAGAACAATAACTCTGCCCCAAAGGGCAAAGAAAAGACTGAGAAGATGGGCGGCGGTGCCAAGGGTGGTACCACCAAGATGTTCGGCAAGTCTGGTGCTGCTCCGCAGGAACCGGGCGTTGCGTCTGGCACTTATCTGCCCAAGTTCGATAAGGCTCCTGCCAAGGGTGGCCGAACCGGCGTAATGGGCAAGCAGCGCGGTGCAGCTCCGGCCATGTCCGGTCAGGTGTCTCCGAGCGGTCGCGGTGGGGACAACTCCTTCAAGGTGTCCGGCGGCAAGGGGCGCATGGCTGGTTTCACCGGCGCTCAGAACGCTCGTCCGCGCTAACTTATCTAATCAAGAGGTAATCCATGTCTACTCATAAGAATTTTGTAGATGCGAGCGACGTCGGTTCGGCGTTCTTCGATCTCTCGTCCACGCTTAACTCGATCTCCGCTGCTGGTTCTGATCAGGCTGGTGCCACGGCTCTTGGCACAATCACGTACCAGCGTGTGACCACGGTTGCCGCAAGCTCCGGTGTCCGCCTTCCGGCGGCTGTCGCCGGTACTCGCATCGTCGTGTTCAATGCGCAGGGCACCAACGCTCTCGCTGTTTATCCCGCGACCGGGCAGGTGATTAACAACCTGTCTGCCAACGCATCGTTCTCCGTCGCTGCCAGCCGCAGCGCTGAGTTCGTGTGCTGCGTCGACGGTACGTGGAACACTGTTTACAGTGCCTAATGACCGGTGATCGCGAGCTGATCCTTAAAGCAGCGGAGCTGGCCCGCAGTGCCCCCAGAATCTGGAACGAGTTTCTGGGGGCGCTTTCCAACTATTCTAACCAGCAAAAAGATAACTGCATTCAGTCTCCCCTCGAACAGCTCCCAGTAGCCCAGGGACGTGCCCAGCTTGCTGCGCACCTCCATGGAGTTCTTGCGACCTGTATTCAGAGCGCAGACAAGATTGAAGGAAAACGTAAGTGAAAGAAGTGACTCTCCCCCACGATCCGAACATCAAGCTTCCCGCTGCCGTCCGCGCAGCCGCAGCTCGATCGGATGAAATCGTCAGGGCTATGAATGCCCAAGATGGTGTTACTTCCGAAAGTAACGGAGAACAGTCCGGCGCTCAGGCGACTCCGGAACCGGTCCAGTCCGGAGCTCAGGCGGCTCCAGAACCGGTCCAGCCTGTCAGCCAGCCGCCCAAGGTTACAAAAGAGGCCACTTCCAGCGATGACGAATCATCTTGGGAGCGCCGTTACAACTCGATGAAGGGTCGTTTTGACCGTTCGCAGACTCAGATCAGGGATCTTTCCGATCAGATTCAGAGTCTTCAGAACGTCATTGCGACCATGCAGGCGCAGACTTCAAGCCAGCCGATGCCTGAATTCCAGGTTGAAAAGCTCATTACCGAAGATGAAGAGCGCGATTATGGGCAGGACTTCCTCAAGGTGGTCGGCAAGAAGGCCAAGGAAGAATTGGCCCCGATAATCAAGGGTTATGAGGCCAAGATCACCGAGCTGGAGAAGAAACTTCAGGGTGTTCACGGTGTAGTTGCCCAGGATTCGCACGCCAAACTGATGTCTACGCTTGACGAAAGACTGTCCACTTGGCGTGATCTCAATACAAATGAAGAATTCCTTTCATGGTTGAAGTTGCCAGATCCATTTTCTGGTGCTATTAGGCATGATATGTTGAAGGCGGCGTATGCCGCAGGTAACGCCTCCCGCGTACTCGCCTTCTTTAATGGCTTCCTCGCTGAAGAGGCTGCCGTGGCCCCCGTCAAGGGCGACTCGGATGATGTACCGACCGAAAGGGTCGCGAAAGTCCCACTCGCAAAACTGGCGGCACCTGGCAGAGCTAAGACAGCGGCTGGCAGTTCGGCCCCCGCTGAGAAGCCCACCTTCACACGCGCACAGATCGCTCAGTTCTACGCCGACGTCGCTAACGGCAAGTACCGTGGCAAAGACGGGGACAAGAACAAGCTCGAGGTACAAATCTTCGATGCTCAGCGTGAAGGGCGCATCCGCTAAAACCTCTTCTGGGAATTTGAACAATGCCTATTCCGACTTCTAACTTTCCGGTAGCTGGACCCGCAACGTCGCCGTCCGTCTACCCCTCCGGTGGTACCGGTAACTCTTTCCAGTCCAACGGTTTCATTCCCGAAATCTGGTCTGGCAAGCTCGTAGAGAAGTTCTACGCCTCGACCGTGCTCTCGGCGATCTCCAACACCGATTACGAAGGTGAAATTCGTAATCAGGGCGATCGCGTGCGCATCCGCACGAAGCCGACGATCACCATCCGTGATTATCGCGCGGACGGTTCGCTCCAGCTTGAGCGCCCCGAAGGCTCGTCGATCACGCTGTACATCGGCAACGGCAAGTACTTCAATACGATCCTCGACGACGTCATGGACATTCAGAGCGATCTGGATGCGCTGTCTATCTGGTCCGACGACGCTGCTCAGCAGCTCAAGATCCAGGTTGATACCGACGTCCTCGGCGGCATCTTGAATCAGGCTACGGCTCGTAACCGTGGAACGACCGCAGGCAATATTACGCAGTCGGTCAACCTCGGCGTGTCAAGCTCGGGTCCGCTCGCTGTCGTGTCGCGTTCGCCGTCCGCTGGTCAGGTGGAAATCCTCGACGTGATCCTGCGCCTCGGCCAGGTTCTCGACGAGCAGAACATCCCCGAGGAAGGCCGCTGGGTCGTCATGCCGGTGTGGGCCATCGCGCAGCTCAAGTTCTCTGATCTGCGTCAGGCTTATATCACCGGCGACTCGACCTCTCCGATGCGCAATGGCCGCGTTGGTATGATCGATCGCTTTACGATCTACTCGTCCAACCTGCTCCCCGCTGGCGTTGCTGGTGGTCTGGCTTCTGGCGAGTTCGGAATCTACGCTGGTCATGCCCACGGTCTGACCTTCGCTTCGCAGGTTTCCAAGGTTGAAACCCTGCGTTCGGAGCTCACCTTCGGTACGGTCCTCCGTGGCCTCCAGGTGTACGGCTATCAGGTCGTCGACAACAAGGCGATCGCTCAGGCGGTTGTCACCAGGGCCTAATGAAGCAAAGCCGGGGGTAGCCCTCCCGGCTTTCTTTCCAACCAATTACGAGGATCTTAATCTATGGCTCGTTTTGCTACTTCTCAGACCAGTCTCAATCAGGCGATTGATACGCTGGCCGACAAGGCTGACTTCAGTGCGGCTCGTCCGGTTACCGCTCTGGCCGCTGTTCTCACTTCATCTCCGACTGCTGCGCAGTTTGTGAATGGCGTCCTCACCACTGCCGGTGGTACCACGAACACCTTAACCACCCCAACCGCTGCTGCGATCGTTGCTGCGATTCCCGACTGTCAGGTTGGCTACTCGTTCGAGGTTATTATCTCGAACCAGAACTCCGGCACCCTTACGCTCTCGGCTGGCGCGAGCGTTACTCTTCCGGCGGTGGCTACCGTCCTTACGACGGTAACCCGAATCGTCAAGGGTGTGGTGACCAACGTCGGTACGCCCGCCGTGCAGCTCTACTAAGTCAAAGCTGGGGGAGGGTTTCATCCTCCCCCGCTACTTACTTCGCGGAGTAACAATGGCACTCGATACTGTTCAGGATTACGTTGACCGGGCTCGAGTACTGCTTCTCGATACGGTCATCCCGTATCGCTACGACGATGTCGACTTGGTAGAAGCCCTCAACATGGGCATTCTCGAAGCCCGGCGACTTCGCCCGGATCTTCTCAAGAGCTATTTCAGGTCATCGCTACCGGACTTCAACACGGGGGCCATGTCGGCTTCGGTCGGTATCGACCCGATGTATCGCGTGCCCTTCGTCTACTACATCTGCGGACATGCCCAGCTTCGCGATGACGAAAATACGCAGGACTCGCGTGCGATTTCCTTCATGAACAAATTCACGGCTCAACTTCTGTCGATTGCTGCGTGAGGAGTAAATGCCAAACGCCGATATGAACCGACTCATGGACAACGCCAGGATCAAGCTTCCCGGCGCGCTCGACAATACCATTCAGCTCGAACTCTTTTCGACGCTCGATGAGTTTTTCCAGTCGACGAACATCTGGGTCGAGGACATAGAATTCGCTGTTACAGTAACCAGCGATACGTACCTGAGTAACCCGGATGCTTATACCTATGAGTTGCAAACGATCACCGGTGGTTTGATCAACCGGTTGACTGGCGTGGTCAACTCAGATGGATTCCCGCAAGCCGCTTCGATGCCGATACCAGGCTACGTGATTCTTGCTTATTCGCCAAACCAGAATGATACCTACACCGCACGGGTTACCAAGACGATTACCGACCCGGTAACCCGCGACGGCTATCCGGTGTTTCCCGACTGGATTCTCAACAAGTATGGTACCGATATTCTTGACGGCGTTATCGGGCGCATGATGGCACAGATCGCCAAGCCCTATTCGTCACCCAATATTGCCATGGCTCATCTTAGGAGATTCCAGCAGGCCGTTGGTAAAGCACGGGCAGAGGTCATGCACGGTAACGTATACAGCGGTCAAAACTGGAGTTTTCCGCAAAGTTTTGCTAGTAGACAATACAAGCGCTTTTGATTTCGGAGTACTAAAATGGCAACCTACAATAAGTTCAATCAGTTCACTAAGGATCTGATTGACGGAATTCATGACTTTGATGCCCATGTATTCAAGGTAATGCTTACGAATACTGCTCCGATTGCTACGAATACAATCAGGGCAAACCTGACGGAAATTACTGCGGGTTCGGGCTATACGTCTGGCGGCACGGCGACTACGATTACTACCTCGACCGCCTCGGGCGTGGCAAAGGTAACTGGTACCGACGTGGTGTTCACCTCGAGCGGCACAATCGGCCCGTTCCGGTACGCGGTTCTCTACAACGATACATCGCCCAGCGATTCCTTGATTGGCTGGTGGGACTACAGTGCCTCAATTTCGCTGCTCAATACCGAGACTCTGACGGTTGACTTCGATGCCACGAACGGCATTCTGACCGTCACATAAGGACTTCTACGGATGGCTGTTTCGTTCAAACATAACAAGACCGTTACTAAGTCCGACGGTGTCGACTCAACAGTCGTTCAGCCGTCTGATTGGAATGCCGAGCACCTTATTACTGCTGCGGCAGGTAAGGTACTGGGTACTGTAACGGGCGCAACCTCCGTATCGGAACTTCCGATTGAGGTTGATGCCGCCGGTCAGTCCATGATTCCGCCGAGTGGGAGTACCAGTGCGCGCCCAGGAGTTGGCGGCGGCGCTGCTGTTACGGGTATGTTTCGCTTCAATAGTACTCTTGCGCGCCTTGAAGCATATCTGAACGCAGCTTGGCAGGCCATTGGCCGTAACGTGGTTGTTGCT